GCCCGGCGGTGGTCGGCTGGGGGCGGATCGATGCGAAGGGACAGAGCAAGCCGGTGCTGCGGGTGCCAGTGGAGATCGCGGTCGGCAGCGAGGCCGTGTGAAGAACTGTCACACGGGGTTGGCATGTGCCCCGTAGGCAGGGCATGATTGTGTGCATCGGAGGGAAACGCCTCCACCGCTCTCCCAGCCATGACCTACACCACCACCGAGCACTGTCTGAGCGACGACCCCCAAGTGTTCTCCTTCGTCGAGCGCACTGACATCCCTTGCGACCGCATTAAAGTCACCCGCTGGGTGGTCACTTTGATCAATGGTCATCAGCACCGCAAAATGACCGCAAGTTGGACCTACAGCCGCGAAGGCGCTCGTCAACTGTGGTCACAACTCAAATCCGGTGGAGCCAAGTCCTTCCAATGGGCTTGATCCACACAGCCAGCCGGGGGCTTTAATCCCGGCAACACACATTCCTACTCAAATCATGATCAACCGCATTAACAACGCCATCTGCCTCCTTGTCGTCGCGGCCGTGTTCGCCATGATCGGCATCGAGGCCGGCAACCAAGCAGGCGCTACGCACTCCGGCACACAGTCCTACGTCGAGGTGCGCAAGTGACCCCCCGCCGCTTCTACTTCACGATCAAGGCCGCCAACGTCGTCGAGTGCGTGCAGGCGCACAGCCTGACCGAGGCCAAGCTGATCGCAGCCGATACATGGCTCCCATGGTGGAATCAGATCGAATGGCTTAATCCTGAATCTGTCACCGATCCCAATGTCTACCTCTAGCTCTCCCATCGCCTTCCAATGGCGCACAGATCCTGAGGATCAGGGTATCTACGGAGAAGGCATCAGCAGGCCACGCCATGGTGCTCGCACGCGCGAGTATCGCCTGCTGGTCTACCCAAAAGGCGCGCGCCCACTGACATGGATCACGCGCGCTGAATCACAAAAGCACGCGATCCTGTACGCACAGAATCGCTGGCCATCCGCTGAAATCGAACTCGCATCATGACCCCAGACCAATCCATCGTTCCCTTCCATCGTTCGTTCATCCTTGCGAAAGTTATCTACCTCGACAAGGTGAATGATCTCAGTCGATCCGAACTGGATCTGCTGAACATCGAGACGCTGGCTGCATTGCAGGAGGCAAGGCACAACTACGACCTGATCGAAGACAAGCAATCCGAGGAGGCCAGTGGCGAATATCGCCGGATGAAGATGGCCGGCTACTTCCAAGCTGCTATTCAAATCGCCCTGCAGAGCCGATGAACGATGCATCCCGCGCCCGTCTCTATAGCCTGCTCGAGGGCAGCAACACCTTCAAGGCTGGCCAAGCATCAGAGCGTGACCGCCTCCGGCTGTTGATCGACATTCGCATCGATCAGTTACGGGGCACCACCGGGATCAAGAACCGGGAGCAGCTCTGCGCTGAACTGTTGAACCTCCGTCAGTACCTCAACGAATGACCACCACGCAACTCGACCAGCAGCGCGCCGACATGATGGAGGCGCTGTATCAACGCAGCGGCCGTCAGGAGCTGCCGTATGGCCATCCACTGCGTGGCACCCTCACTGGCCTGTGGGAGGAAGTTGCGCTCGACATCGCCGCAAACTTCCGCGACACGGACTACGCCACACTGCTCGACCGAGTGGTGAAAGCGATGGATGAGACCGAATCGGTGATGACGCAGAAGCAGGCGCAGCAGGCCATTGAGGTATGCCGTCAGCAACTACTGGGCGACAAATGGCGGTAAAGGCGCCTACTAGTACCAGCTTCAAGCCAGGCCATGTGCCTGGCAACGCTGTATTAACGCCGCAGAACGCCATCGACATCCGCAAGCTGTACGCCGGTGGCTGGACAATCAAACAGTTGGCGGCCATCTACGGCATCACCAGCACCCACGTCTACGACATCATTACCCGCAAGAAATGGAAGAACGCAGAACAGCAGGCGACCTTGTGAACCACCCCCCGCATTATCAAGCCGGCACCGTTGAGGCCATTGACTTCATCGAATCGGTGATCGCCGATGCGCCGCACATGGTTCCGGCATACCTGCAGGGGCAGGCGCTCAAGTACATGATCCGCATGTGGCTCAAGGGCAACGCGCTCGAGGATGCCCGTAAAGCAGAGTGGTATCTGCAGCGACTCATTGCCAAGATGGAGTCATGCTCGAACATCTCCGCCTGAACTGGCTTGAGCGCCAAGCACTGCAGATCCTCTGCCGCAGCGAGCGGATTGGTCTGCTGGTGATCAAGCGCCATAGCTCACGGATGGTCTTCATCGTCCGGGATCAGACCGATCCCATTGACATTACGCAAGCCGATGAACCGCTGACGATGCAGCTCGAGCGGTTGTATCACCAGCCGAGCTTCGGGGAGGATGAATGATCAGGTTGCACGCCGGCCGACTACTGCTGGTGTGCGACCGCATCGATCGAACATGGCACGCGCGCGTGATCCTTGGTCCGAAGGCCGAGCATCAGGTTGAGGTGGATACCGGCACCGTCCACCTGCCAGATGCGCTGTTGCGTGCTGAGTCGGTCTTCCAGGCGGCGGTGGCCAGCATCAGGCCGGAGACCGCCAGCGTGATGTGCTGGGACTGCATCCAGTGGGAGATGAGCACGCAGCGCTGCGATCTGCTGCTGCCTGAGAGCAAGCGAAGTGGCGGACGCTACGCCGCGAGCTGCGACTTCTTCCAGCGGGCATTACCGGCGGCAGACTGATAGAGGCCGTCCTGGTCGCCGTGTCCAAGCGTGAGTTCAACACGCCTATCCGTGAGCCGTGGAATGTGCTCATCCATCAATCGCTGCAGGCAATCGATCGGCATAACCGCCTGTGGTTTGCATCAGGCGATGGATGGCACCTACGACAGGCGCAGGTATTGCGTGACTATGTGGCGGACCTCAAAACCTGGATCCATCGTGAGGAGGCACGGCAATGTTCGGACCTGAAGTGATCAGTCGAGATGACCGCGAGGGCGGTTACATCGAGACGCTGCTACCAGCGGAGAAGGGGGAGGTGTATTACCGGAGCTGCGTCGGCGGCGTGTGCCGGTATAGCTCGGACTGGTTTCAGGCGGAGATCTACCTCAATCAGATGTTGCGGCCATGAACGTCCCGCCGGTGGTGGTGTTCGGGATGGTGTGGCTAGGCGGCATGTTGGTGGCCACCATCTGGCTCACGGTAATCCGCTGAGCTGGTGATCCACTCAGCGATCGCCCATTCGCGGAGCGGTGACCAAAACGGTTGCGCGCGGAACCAGTCGACCCATGGCTTGTGGCCTTTCTGGCTGTTGCACATGAAGCAGCAGGAGACCAGGTTGCTGCGGATCGTGAGGCCACCGTGGACCTTCGGGATGACGTGATCGAGGGTGGGGCTGCGGCCAAGTGGATCGCCGCAGTAGGCACATTCATGGTTCCACGCGAGGTGGATCTGATCTCGAGCAGAGCGCCGGGTGACCAAGCGCGTCTCATCAATGTGGTGCTGTTCCACTGAGATCGACCGGCAGGGGAACGGCGTGAACCTCTAGGTCGAGGATGTCGTCATCACTGGGGAGGAACTCAGCGATGTGAGAGTAAATATCAGCCGGCAGCTCCTCGGGATCGGTTTCGGAGCGCACCACCAGCTTGGCGGTGATCTCGACGATGAACGCCCGCATGGGCAGTAGCCCCGGCTGGTTAAACGGTAGCGGGTGCAACCGGATCAGCCTGTGTGACGGTTTGTGAACGTGCCCTGCATCCGGGGCACTGTGCCCTGTCGGCGGGGTATAGTTCTTTCAGTTTCGGGGGTTGATCCCATGGCTGACATTCTCTGCACCGGCAAAGGCTTCAGCGTCACCCAGGTTGCCGTTAGCGCGCAGACCGAGGCTGGCCGCAAGTGGCTGGCATCGCGTGCTGGCGACATCCTGCCCCAGTCGGTTCTGTACCCCAAGAGCCAGATCGGCTGGGTGCTCGAGGAGCTGGCTGACTGGGGCTGCTCCGTCGAGTGGGCATGATCCCCACCGGGGGCGCTCCGGCGCCCCTATCCTCCCCCCATGACTTACATCCTCCGCATCGGTCCGTGGCACATCGGACCGTTCAGCACTCACATCGCTGCCACCACCTTTGCGGAGCAGCACGGCTGCGACGATTACACCATGATCCCGCTGGATGATCCAGCCGAAGCGCCTGGCACAATCCACCGCCTACGGATGGCACCGCTGCAGCATCCAATGAAAAAGCCTCAGCCGTCCCGCTGAGGCCTGCTGCTCTCCCGTTGAACGCTAGCGGTTATTGGC